CCGCGCAGGAGGCGAAGAACAACTCAACGACCACGACCGTTGTCGGGACATATCCTGGAACGCCGACCCAGGGCAATCTGCTACTGGCATGGGTAAGCGTGGGTGGCACCGCTTCGCACCCTACGTGCGCCGATGCGGATGGCTCATGGACGGAGGTTGAGTACAACCAGGACTCGACTGCCACCCGTTCGCTGACCCTCTTCTCAAAGATCGCGGTCGCCTCGCAGCCCACGGCCATCACCGCCACTCGCGCTTCGGCCACGCTGATGGACATCTCCATCTACGAGTACTCGGGCACGTCTGCCACGCCCATCGGAGTAACCACCGAGACAGACGGCACCGGAACATCCACCATCGGGCACACGGGCATCCTGATCACCGACGCGGGCTCGCTGATCGTGACGGGCGTGTTTACGTCGGCCACGGTTACATCCACGTCCGTCAATTCGAGCTTCACAAAGCTGTTTGACAACCCAACGGGCGCGATACGGCTGATCGACGCCTTCCGCGTCCCCGGCTCGATAGCCACCTACACGCCGATCTTCTCGTGGACGACGAGCCGCAACTGGGCGGCCATCTCGGCCGAGTTCCTCCCGGCCGTGGTAGCACCTACGTCCCTCATCTGGAACCCGCACGCCTCATCCCTTTACGGAAGGTAGGAACGCATGGAGATCGTCTACTCGGCACCGATGGACGCACTCGCGTTCACGACTGCTACCGACGTGTTCGAGATCACCCCGGCGGCAGACCGGCCCATCCTCATCTACGGGATGCAGCTGGGTCAGACGACCGACCTGGCCGATGCCCAAGAGGAAGTGCTGCGGATCGGTGTCTACCGTGACGCGACGGCAGGCTCGACGGGCACGGCGCTGACCGAGGTCAAGTACTCGAACGACGCCGGACTGGGCACGGTGCAGACGGCCGTGGTCGCCAACCGCGGCACCGCCTCGACGGGTGGGACGCTGATCGACATCATCCCCTGGAACATCCGCATCCCGCTGTACTGGTTCCCAATCCCTGAGATGCGGCTGAAGTTCTCCAACCTAGCGGCAGAAGGGCCGGTCTCGACCTTTCGGCTGATGACGGCTCCCACGGACTCGATCACCATCTCCGGCTGCCTGTATTGGACAGAGGTCTAGTTGCCGCACGTCTTCCGACGGCCGCCGCCGCGCATCGCGGCTCAGCGGTGGATACCTTCGGCTGCTGCCGGCGGTGCGACGTTCCCACAAGCCATGACCGCCACCGTGACATCCACTGCCACGATGGTCAGAAGCACGGGGAAGATTCTAAGCGCCCTGGCCAGGGTGCTGCCGGATATAGAAGCACCATTCGCCCTGATAGCTATGTCCGTTGGCAAGAACCTCACCGCGACAGCAACCAGCACGGCCACCATCAGCAGGAGCGTGGGCAAGGTGATGTCAGCCACGTCCACGACCACGGCCACGATTGTCAAGTCGGTTGGCAAGAGACTGACCGCGACGGTTACGAGCGTCGCGACCATGACCGCGATTCGGGCTGTTCTGTTGACCCTCACCGCCACGGTCACATCCTCGGCCACGATGGTGCGTCAGGTAGGCAAGCCGCTGACAGCCACGGTGACGAGCACCGCGACGATGATCAAGTCGGTAGGCAAGAGACTCACGGCCACCGCCACGGCTACCGCCACCATGATCGCGATCCGCGCGGTGCTGCTGACGATGACCGCCACTGTGACGACTAGCGCCACCATGGTACGGAGCATCGGCAAGCCTCTGACCGCAGCCGTCACCAGCACGGCCTCGATGGTCAGGAGCGTGGGCAAGAGACTCACGGCCACCGTTACGTCGACGGCGACGCTTGTAGCGTCCCGGACGTTCCTGAAGGCGATGACCGCCACTGTGACCGCCACCGCCACCATGAGTCGGCAGGTGGGCAAGCGAATGAGCGCGACCGCCATCACGACGGCCACGATGAGCAGGAGCATCGGCAAGACGATGACGGCGAGCGCCTCGAGCGTCGCCACGCTCGTTGCGGACTTCATTTCCGGCTCGGCGGTGCAGAACCTCTTGCGCTTCCTGAAGCCCAGGCCGGCAGGTCGCAGCGGCAGCTCTCCCGACGAGGGCGAGCTCGGAGCACGACCTAGAGGCATGACGGGCAGCGGACCTACTAGCGGAGACTTCGACGATCCGGATCCGAGGGGCCAATGATCACGCACTTCAAGGGCAACCGCTCGCCGTCGCTGACGGACATCATCACGGTGGACGGCTCCGTCTTCGACCTGACCGGAAGCACGGTCAAGCTGAAGATGCGACCGATCGACTCGCCCACGCTGAAGGTGGACACGGCGGCCGTGGTCGTCAGTGCCGCGGCGGGGACGGTCCGCTACGACTGGGCCGCGCTCGACGTCGACACGGCAGGCCGCTACATGCTCTGGTGGGAGGTCACGCTTCCCACAGCCAAGGTGCAGGAGACGCCGGCCACGGTGCTGGTCATGCTCGACCATGCACCCTCGGCGGTCGTCAACTACATCGACCGCGAGGAGCTGAAGGAGACGCTAACGCTGTCGGGTGAGACCTACCCAGACGCCGACATCGACGCCGCGATCGTGACGGCCAGCCGCGCGGTGGATGACTACTGTGGGCGGCGCTTCTACCCGGATGCCGACGCGACGCAGGTTCGCTACTACACGCCCATGTCCTGCAACTACCTCTACGTCGACGACATGCTGACGCTGACGACGCTCAAAACCGACGATGACGGTGACGGGACGTTCGAGAGCACCTGGACGCAGAACACGCACTTCGTGCTCGAGCCGTTGAATGCCACGGCAAACGGCAGACCCTGGGGCACGGTACGGGTGCTGCCCTCGGCATCTCTGCGCTTCGCCTTCCGCCCGCGCTCGGTAGAGCTCACCGGCAAGTTCGGCTGGTCGACGCCGCCGGCAGGAGTCATCCAGGCCACGACGATCTGGGCGGCCGCTCTGCTCAGGACCGCGCGCGAAGGCTCCATGGGAGTGATCACCGTAGGCCTCGAAGCTGGTGCAATCGCGCGCCTGCCCATGATCCCGCCTGCGGTCAGGATGCTGCTGGGTCCGTTCGTGCGAGGACCGTTCGTTGCCTGATGGCTTCGCTCGCAGACATCCGCGAGGGGCTCAAGGCCCGCCTGGACACGATCCCCGACGTGCAGACCTCCGCCTACATGCTGGCCCAGCCCACGCCGCCGGCCATGCACGTCGTTCCTGGCGAGATGGAGTACGACGTCGCCTTCCAACGCGGACTCGATCGCTTGACGTTGACGGTGCAGGGGTTCGTGCCGCTGACTGCTGACATCGGCGCTCAGAAGAAGCTGGACGGATGGCTGGCGGCCGAGGGCAGCGAGTCCGTGAAGAACGCAATCGAGGGCGACAAGACGCTGGGCGGCGTCGTCTCGGATCTCCGTGTCATCCGCCACGGCGGCTATCAGTCGCTGCTGGTCGAGGGCCGGGCGCCGATGCTGATGGCCGAGTGGACGGTCCAGGTCCTTGCACCTTCGAGCTAGGAGGAACGAATGGCAACACTGACGGTTCAGACCATCGACAGGGAGTCCGCTACCCCGTTCGCGCCCACGTACGCGGCGGTCGGAGCATCGGACAAGTTCCTGCCGGGGGCGCAGACCTTCCTGCACTTCAAGAACACGAACGCGGCCACGCGCACGGTGACGGTGGCAGCTCCCAACAACGTTGTTCCCGACGTGGGCACTGTGGACAATGCCTACGTCGTCCCGGCTACCACTGGAGACATCATGATCGGCCCTTTCCCGGCCGAGATCTTCGCCAACTCCGCTGACGGCCTGTGTGACTTGACCTACTCGGGGACCACGAACCTGACGGTGGCCGCCCTCAAGCTCTCGCAGCCCTAAACCCCTACAGAAAGAGAGCGCCAGATGAATCGCTACAAGGTAGTAGGGCCTCGCGCTGTCTTGGACGCAGAGCCAGGTCAAGAGTTCGACTACGAGTTCTCGGAAGTCGAGGAAGCCGACATGCTCGCTGCCGGACGCCTCGAGATCGTCCCCTGCCGCTACCAGGTCGTCGGCGGCTCGGAGGTCTTCGAGACGAAGCCCGGCGACTACTTCGAGGCCGCGCTGCTGGTCGGCCAGGAGGCCGCCCTACTTGCGGGCGGGCACATCGAGCGGGCAAAGCCTGCAAAGAAGTCGAAGGAGAAGGAGGACTAGATGGCGATCTTCACAATGACCGACTGCCTCGTGATCGTAAACGGCGTCACGCTCTCAGACCACGGAAATCAGGTCACGGTCGAGGACTCGCGCGACGAGGTGGACATCACTGCGTTCGGGGCGACATCGAAAGCGATCACAAAGGGCCTGGGGGATGCCAAGATCAGTGTGAAATTCTTCCAGGACTTCGCGGCCGGCAAGACGCACGCAACGCTACAGCCGCTGATCGGCTCCACGACCGGAGTCGTGATCGAGGTCCGGCCGACGTCGGCGGCCCGCTCGGCGACGAACCCGGCGGCCCTGATGACGGGCCTGCTCATGAACTACAACTTCCTGGACGGCGGCATTGGCGACGCGTCGGAGACTTCGGCCGACTTCGTCAATAGCTCGCAAAGCGGCATGACATACCCGACTGCGTGACATCTGTCACAATGTGTGCTACACCAATCCAGATTGGTTGGGCGGCGGGTCTTTTCGAGGGCGAAGGCAGCATCGAGATCGGAGGCGCACGCACTGGCGTACGGCTTCATCTTGGCATGGCCGACCGCGACGTCGTGGAAAAGTTCGCGGCGGTTGTTGGGTGCGGCAAGGTGCGGGAGGTCAAGGCACCGTCGATCTCCAAGCCGCACTGGAAGCCTCACTGGCAATGGCGGATCGCTCAGCACACTCAATGTGTTCGACTGCTCACACTCTGGTTGCCATATTTGGGAGAGAGACGAGCCGCTCGGGCATGTGAGGCGTTGGTGCTTCTCGCAGAGAAAGATGAGATGCGTCATCGGACGTGCTTCTGCGGTAAGCATTTCTATACCGCGAACGGTCAGCGACGCTTCTGTTCACCTAGGCATTCCAAGTTGTGGAGTGCCCAGACCTACCCCACCGCCTGAGCCATGGCATCTGCCACGGTTCGCCTTCGCGGGCTGGACGACCTGCAACGGGCGTTCTCCAAGATGTCGCCCGGCGATCTCCGCAAGGAGCTCAATCGCGAACTGATCGAGGTGGGCAAGATCGTGGCCGAGGATGCGCGGAGCCGGTTCGCCGGTATCAGTGCGTCCTCGGCTGCGGGTTTCAGGCCACGCACGCGAGGCTTCGGCTCTGCCGTCGTCGAGCAGCGCCGCCGACGCACGACGGGCCAGCACCCACAGTTCGGAGCGCTCCAGATGCGCCGTGCTCTGCTGCCCGCACTGTTCTCAAAGGAAGGCGAGGTCGTCAAAGGGCTGGAAGACATGCTCGATCGCCTCGGCTCCAGCAACGGTTTCTGACAAGGAGGGAAGTAGATGAGCAGATTCGGTGTATTCAAGATCAACGGCGTCGAGTTCGATCTCGACGACCTTGATCTCGACGAGGTGGAGGCGATCGAGGAGCTGTCCGGCGGTGTGCCCTTCTCCGAGATGAACTTCGGCTCGTCCAAGACCATGAAGGCGATCGCCTTCACGCTGCTCCGCCGCAACGACCCTGCGCTCGAGCTGTCCGCCGTCGGCAAGGTCAAGCTGATCGACTTCGCGCCGCCGGACGAGGAGATGCCCGAGACCGGCCCCCCGGCCGAGGGCGTGCCGAACCCGAACGGATCCGAGCACGCCGACTCTGGAGCCCCGGCCTCAGCCGCGTCTATCCGTGGCTGACCCCCTGGAACATCGGCAAGTTGACCACCAGGGAATGGATAGACATGCACGCTGACCTCTGGGCGCTGGAGAAGCAGGCCACGGGCCAGAACTCGCATGGCGGGGCGAAAGAGATGGCTTCCTTCGCTGCTGCGCTGAAGGAGTCCGATGGCGCGTAGGCTCGAGGTCGAGTTCGTCGGCTCGACCCGCGATCTCGAACGGGCATTTAGCCGAGCTGGCTCAGCCGGCGACAACTTCGGCTCGAAGATGTCCAAGATGGGCAAGGTCGTCGGCTTGGCCGCACTCGGCGCGGGCGCTGCCATCACGGCCGGCTTCGTCTACACGCTCAAGCGTGGCTTCGACGAGCTGTCCGAGTCGCAGACGGTCATGGCGCAGACGGCTGCCGTGCTCAAGTCGACGGGCGGCATCGCGAAGGTCTCCGCAAAGGACGTCGAGACCCTTGCGCAGTCCCTGTCGATGATGTCCGGCACGGACGACGAACTGATCCAGGCGTCCGAGAACCTGCTGCTCACCTTCAAGAACGTCCGCAACGAGGTCGGCAAGGGCAACGATGTCTTCAACCAGGCCACCGAGTCGGCGCTTAACCTCTCTGTGGCCGGCTTCGGTTCGCTGGAGTCGACGTCCAAGATGATGGGCAAGGCGCTCAACGACCCGATCAAGGGCATGACGGCATTGGGGCGCGCCGGGGTGACGTTCTCCGAGGGGCAGAAGGAAGCCATCAAGTCGATGGTCGAGTCCAACAACCTGCTTGGCGCTCAGAAGATCATCCTCAAGGAGGTCGAGTCGCAGGTTGGCGGTTCGGCCAAGGCGTACGGTGAGACGCTGCCGGGCCAGTTAGCCAAGGCGCGTAACGCCTTCGATGAGATCGCGGGCAACCTCGCCACGAAGTTCCTGCCCATGCTCAACTCGCTGCTCGAGTGGGTGAACAACAACTGGACGGCGATAGGCGCTGTCATCGACGGAGTGGGTACGGGCATCATCGCGACCTTCAACGCGATCGGCACCGCCGTCACCTACCTCCGCGGCCAGTGGGAGATCCACCGCGAGTCGGCCATTGCGACCTGGAACGCTGTCCGCGACGCTGTCCTGAAGTTCATCAACTACTTCGAGACCAGTGTCCTCCCGGCGATCCAGAACGTCGTGCGCGCGGTGATGGCCGTCTGGGAGAACTTCAGCGGCGAGATCAAGACCGTGCTGAACGCCGTCGTCGTCTTCTACAAAACGTGGGTGCAGAACATGATCGCGCCGCTGAAGATCCTAATCG